CGACTACATTGTGATTGGCGCGGATGGCGCCGACGATACCGCACATATAAGTTCCTTAGTATCTAGAGTTGAAAAAAGACAAGACGCCGGCTTCCGTACGCCTTGTCCGCACATTATATCAGAGCGTAATATATCATACTGAATTTTAAAGAAATTAACAGTAAATCCAACTGATTGATTGCTTTAAAAATAGTTTCAAATATCAGGCTTTCCGCCGTTTGAGTGCCATATGGCGGATTAGTTTTATCGAATAGGTTGATATGCTGTCTGTATAAATATAACATGAATCGTCTGGCTATTTCAGACGACCTTATACATTTCTTAACCATCCAGCGTAAAAAGACGTACAAAAACCAAGCTGTCGCAATTGAATCATTTATAATTTCATGAAAATAAAAACAAGGATTTCACACCATGGCAAAAAAATTCCCCATCTTCCCCAAAGCGCCGGAGCGCATCTGCTGGGGTTGCGACAAATATTGTAAAGAAGACGATTTGCAATGCGGCAACGGCTGCGAGCGCATTCAGCACCCCATCGAATTGGACGGGCGCGAGTGGTATAAAAAAGGCGACTGGAGCAATTTGTTGAGCGAAGAGCAGCAAATCGAACTGGGCTTGAAAGAAGCGCCCAAACCCGCCAAACCGCATATCAAACTGCCGTTGCGGAATAAAACGGCTTAAGCACCCCGCCAAGCTTAAGGGGTCGTCTGAAAACCGAAGGGGCGCAATCATGCGCCCTTATCTTTAATTTCAACGATACACCAAGAAATTGACCCCACACGCGCCAAACCGCCGCTGCCCATCTTCCTAGCAAACATACTGAACTTTAAATACGGTATATCATCAAATTCCGTCATTCCCGCCCCCCGCCTACGCGAGGAGAGGCTACGGCAGGAATCCATCGTAAAACTTGGGAGACCTTGATTTGAAAAACAGTTGCTGAATTTCAAAAATGGATTCCCGCCTGCGCGGGAATGACGGCAACAGAAACGACAAAGGTTCAAACCTCCAATCCCGATGTGGATTGCCTTAAGAAAAGATGCTACTTTAGCCGTCTAGCCCTATTTAAAGTAATTTTTATATCATATTGATTTATCGTGATATTTATTTTGCTTATTTTCTCATGGCGCAAGCGTTTTGAGCTGTTTTTGCTTGACAATCAGGCAAAAACAGCTTTGTTAATTCGTACAAACACTATGCAGGTTTGTAGCGTTCAGGATTGTAAGGTTTTTGGGTTTTGTAAACGTGGTAAGCCACGACAAGCAGCTTACGCATAAGAGCGCCCAATATCAGCATCTTGGGTTTGTTTTTGGCTTTCAGTCTTTTAACAAAATCATGAAAGTAATCCCTGTTGAGCGCAACCATAGCAGGCATAAACAGGGCGGCTTTTAGCCGTCTGTTTCCGTAACGTGTCATGCTTGAACGACCTTTTACACTGGTTCCTGATTCTTTTTGTTGCGGATTCAAGCCGGCGAAGGCGGTAAATTGATTGGCGGTTTTAAAGTCGCCGCTAAGCAGATAGTTTGTGAGTATGTCCGCTGTCAGTTTGCCAATAGCCGGAATGGTTTGCAATCCTTCTGAAACGGTTTTCAAATCTTGATTGTCATTCGTGATTGCCTGTATTTCTGCTTCGGCTTGCTGAATGTGTTGATCCAATTCTTGGATTTGAGCTTGATGGATTTTTCGAACAAATTCGTCTTTAGCGACTTTCAGCCTGTTCTTTTGGGCGGTCTTTTGGGTCTTGAGCTGTTCGTACAGAGCCAATAAGCGTTTCAAGCGGTAGTGACCTATGCTTATTTTTTGCCGAGCGGGCAAGTCTTTGGGCATGGCCGTATGGCAGTATTCGGCAATCAGCCTTGCATCTTGTTTGTCTGTTTTTGTGCGGTGAAAGCGGCTTTTGCCGTATTCGCTGATTTTGTAGGGGTTGATAACGGAAACTGTGTAAAACTGGCCGATATAGTCGGCAACGTCTTCAAAGTAATTGCCGGTGGCTTCCATGCAGATATGCAATTCACAGTCAAAACCGTCAAGCCAGGCTTTAAAGTTTTCAAAGCCGTTGATGCTGTTGTCAAACAGGGCTTGCTTACGTTGACCGTTGACAATAGCGGCAGCGTCAAAGGTGTTTTGCGATATATCCAAACCGACAGCGTTTCTCATAATTTCCCTTACTATGCAGATTCACACTTTTGTGTGTTCTTTGATGCTACTCAATTTTCAGACAACAAAAAAACGCCCTCTTCATCTTTTCTACAGTCTGATGACTTAGGCCGTTTCAAGATGGGCGTTTTTCGGTTCGGGTAGCTAATCCGAACCTGTAAGCCGTCTGAATCAAAGGGCTTACAGGTTTAGATTTGGCATTTTGATGAAATCAAAAAGGCGGGAGTTCCCGCACCCCGTGGCTGCTTTTTACCGTGTTGATTACGCCTTTGGGCTTCATCAACACGGTAAAAAGCAGCTCAATCAGTTAGAGCCAACGATACCGCCTCTCTGCTGAAATTGCGCGCCTGCTTCGACATAGCCGTCATACATCAAATTCTGTGGCGATTTGCCGCCCATTGTCAGTATTTGGTTTGATTCTGTCGTCGCTGGCAGGCTTTGCGGTGCAGGTGCTGCCTGTGCTGTCGTGCTTGGGTCTTTGTAAGGATTAAATGGCATGCCGTTTTTGACGTAGTCTTTACACATTGCCTTAGTCACTTCTTTCAGAGCCGTGCCTTGGTCGCTATAACAGGTACAACCACTTTTACCGCCATCTATACAGGCGGCCAAGCGTTCAAAGGTTTTAACTTGGCGCACGCTGTCGTAAAGCGGTTTGGATTCGGGTTTTTCTGCCAACGTGGGGATAAAGTCTGTCGGGTTTAGGCTGTTATCAATTTTGGCCGTTGGCTCGGTTGATTCCGTTGGTAATTCCATTTGCGGCTGACTGGCGGCTGCTTCCTGTGGTTCGATCTGTTCTTGTTGGCCAGTTCCTCGCTGATAGATTTGATATACGTTGTATCCTTTCCAAGCCATGAAAGCAAATATACCTATCAAAGCCCAAACAGCAAGCGGAATTTTCTTTTTAAATTTCTGATGCTGGCTGGATGATTTGTAATATTTAAAAGCTTCTTTTGGCGGCTTCCAACTTGAAGATTCAACGCCTGCAACACCGGCGGGATTATCAAGGTTAGTAACACAGTTATACCAAGAATACTGCTTCATACCCACAGCTTTGCGTACAAGATGGGTATGTTTTGATACGAGATTGCGTACAAATACGTCAAGCTGACTTGGGTGCTGGGTCATCAAGATAACCGTATGGCCGTGATGGCGGAGTTCGGTTAATTCTTGGATATATGGCGGAACGGGACGACCAGCAGCGCGGACAGGATAGGTATAATGCGCTTCATCAACAATCAAGACGGCGCCTTGCGGAATAACATCTCGCAACGGTGCAGACATGATTTCTTCTTCGGTCAATTCGTGGGCGTTGAATTTTCGTTTATCCAAGCCGTCAATATGGCAGAAGTAAAGTGGACGGTCTACTTCGGTACCATCTTCTAACTTCATTTTGAACAAGCCGTCTTCGTTATTCAAAATCATGGACACGACGCGCGAAGTCTTGCCTGTGCCCATGTTGCCGGTGAAAAGATAAATCATGAATTACCCCGCGGGAGAAACGAAAGTCAGTTTATTCAAGGCAGCCATGCCGATATAAAAAGAGAATGCGCCAAACAAATAACCCAAACCTTCACCAAAACCGCCAATTAACAGTAAATTTAGAATATCAGAAGGCATGGAGTTAAAAGCATTTAAGGTGTATTCCTTGAATTTACCCAATGCGATTACATAACCGGCGTAGGTAACAAAAGTTAAGCCGGTGGCAATAATCATGCGGACAATCAGCATTTTTAACAGGATTCCCAAAAGAGGAATCAATCCGGCGAGCAACGGCATATTATCCCTTTCTCAAAGAGCCGAAAACGATAAAGGCGGACATGATAATAAATCCGAGTAAAACGGCAAAACGGATATTTTGCATAAATACGCAGAGCGGCTCATAGCTGATTTGTACCGGTCTGCCCCAAATGTTAAAGCTTTTGGGTTGAGGACAAACGCCGTTAGGCGGTAGGAAATCGTCTGACGACCATGTCCTATCATCGGTAGTTTGAGGAATACTTATAGCGTCAAACATTCCCTCTTCAGGCTTGCCCATTTTGTCGCATGCCAAGATGTTCGGGAACACTTCGCACAACAGCCCGCCGTCTTCCTTTGGCTTTTCATCCTCTTTGGGCTTGTCGTCGGGTTTGGGGTCGTCTTTGCCTTCGGGTGTGTTATTTGGATCGGGCTTGTCTTTGCCGCTGGGGCTGCCGTCGGGGTCTGGCTTTGTTTTATCGGACGGACTGCCATCGGGCGTTGGGTCGGGTTGCGAACCTGGACTGCCGTCGGGATTTGGATTGGGTTGTCCGCCCGGCTTGCCATTTTCGCCCGGTGTAGGGGTTGGGTTGGTTTTGGGAGCGGCGGGGCTGCCCGGTGTAAGGTCGGGACGCGTTGTTGTTGTTACGGTTGCGGTTGTGTTACCGTCCGCGCCTGTTGTGAAGCTGATGGTTATTTGGAAGGGTCTGCCGTCTTGTCCTGTTGCCGGTCCAAGGGTTATGACTGTTCCATTAGGGACTGACGGGGTACTTACTGTCGCGCCCGGGATACTGCCGTCTTCGTTGGCGGTTGCGTTCACATACGGTGTAGGATTGCTGTCTGCTTTCGGACCGACGATTCTGTCAAATTCTTGCTGTGTTATTGACTGGGTTTGCATCTTTTCCCATGTGAATTTACCGGCACTCCGTCCGCTGTCTTTAGGTGAATCTACAAGACAGTCATCATAATCAGATGTTTTGAATTTATAACCGTCTTCAGGTCTGTATTGCGGCATCAATGTCTGCCAATGTCTTTGGCACATGGCATCACGATAGGGTCTTAAATGTGATGCCCCTTTTTTATCAAGATTATAAGATTCAACGCCTAGACCGACGCATTGCAATTCTTCCCAGTCAATAAGTTTAAAATTTTTGTCATAAACTGGTTTTTTAAGACAATATTTGTACTCTTTGTCTGTGACGAAATCAGATTTCTTGACGTCGTAGACGTATCCTTCGTCTGCTAGCATTTGCTCGACAAGATAGAAAGCAGCGGTCGAGACTGCAAAACCGACAGGACCGCCGCCGACCCTTGCGAATTTGCCGCCTATTTTTGCTTTGGAGAGCAGGTTTCTTAGGACGGTTGAACGGGATACTTTTTGTTCTATGGTTACTGGTACTGTTGAGGCGGATCGGAGGCCTGTGGAGGCTTCGCGGACGGCTAATGATTTACTGGATGTTTCATGATAGAACATATTCCCACCCATACCGCCACGACCATTATCTAAATAACGCCAAGTTCTAACGCCATTTTGATTAAAACCGCCAGTCGAAACACGAACTCTTCCATTTGATTCAACAACTAATTCAGCATTAGCTTTAAAATTAAATCCTAATAGAATAACGGCCATAATAATAAGCCGTTGAAATTTGACCATCATAGAACTCTTTGCATTCAAAGCCATGTTCTAAAAACTGAAATTTCAAATACGAGCCATCTTCAAAAAAAACTAACATATCATCAAGATATGTCCTATTTAAAAAATATTGGGCTGCACTTTTTACCATATTCACAAAATCAGAAATTGGATAAATTTCTTTAAGTCTGAACATTTCAGCTATAAACACATGACACAATTTTTCATTTAAATAATCAGGATTCGTATCTTTTTTGAATCTCAATTCTTCTTCCGAAATGTAAAACATAATCCTAACTTTCGTAACGGTTGCAGAAAGTCGGGATT